AAGCGATCGGTGCCAGTCAGATTATGTTCGGTTGTATGCTAGTCGAGGGTAATGTCCTTGCTGGAAGACTCGCCGCTTCCGTTGATCTTGCGGCTGATCGCGATTACAGGTTGTCCCCTGAAGGCGTGGCTGCAAAAGTATTACACTGTGATCAGCACGAACTGGCTAAGCATGTCAAGGCTATTCTCGACGATGAGATGCGAGATTGTCCCCTCCCCGACGTTGATGAGTTTTGGGACAAGCGGTGGCTCTGGTGTGTCAACGGGTCTCATTCACCCGCTGCCTCTTCTGAGCTCGACATCGATCACTCCCTCCTCACGCGGTTTCACACTCAGACGTACCGTCGCATGGCTGCTGAAACGTGCACGGTTAATCCCATCTCTAACTGGTCTGGTAAGACACTTGTTTCTTGCTCTGAGAAGTTGGAACATGGCAAGTCTCGCGCTATCTACGCTTGTGACACCCGCTCTTATTTTGCCTTTGAATGGCTCCTTGGCCCTGTACAACGCGCGTGGCGAAATAAACGCGTTTTACTGGACCCCGGCGGCGGTGGTCACTCTGCCATTGCTGCCCGGGTCCGAAAGTCATTCCTCGGCGGTGGTGTAAACTTGATGTTGGACTATGATGACTTCAATTCTCACCATAGCACCAGTAGCATGCAGACTGTCATCCGCGTGTTATGTGAAAAACTCAACGTCAACCCTCATCTCTCTTCTGTTTTTGTTTCTTCTTTTGATAGCACATATTGTAAGGTTTCTGGTGAGTGGAAGAAGGTGTATGGCACGTTGATGAGCGGTCACCGTGGCACCACATTCATCAACTCTGTTCTTAACGCGGCTTACCTCCGTGCCGCGTGGGGTGCGTCTACTTACGACAAACTCTTCGCGCTACACGCCGGTGACGATGTCTTCATCCGCGTTAAGGATCTGACTTCTTGCGCTCCTCTGCTTCAGCAGGCTGAAGCTTTCGGGTGCAGGATGACGCCTGCGAAGCAATCTCTCGGTAGCCGAGTTGCTGAGTTCCTCCGTATGGCTATCAATCCTCTCTCCTCTGTCGGCTACTTCGCCCGTTCGGTTGCTTCTCTCATCAGTGGCAATTGGACCAATGTCGACAAACTATCCCCTTTGAACGCCATCAACACTCTGTTGGTCGGGTCTCGCTCGTGTATCAACCGTACAGGTTGTAACGAGCTTGGTATCCTCATCGCGAATTCAGCTAGGTTCCGGGCTGGCATCGCTCACAAACACCTACGGAACCTATGCACTGGTGCCGTCGCCCTGGAGGGTGCGCCTGTGTACAATGTCAACGGCTACATACGGAC